GTTGTCTTCTTCTGGAATTGCTCAACAGGAAGAAACAATGCTATGTCCCATTGATTTGCCGGGATCTCTATGAATCTTGATCTTACATGTCCATTCAAATACTGCTTTACACATGGCTTGTAGTAGATTGATCCTGCAGCTCCAGACAAAATCTTATACGAGATATTTAGTTTAGTGTTGAAATCATAACGCTTATCAGAAGTAAGATTGTAGAGACTGTCCATCAGCTTTGCTCTATAGATTAGCGGTAGATAGTGCATGTTGATGCCAAGAAATCCATTGTCAGTGGTGTTGAATGGAAAGATCAGCGGAAATGTGTCGTAGTATGGAAGCTTTTCTTTGAGCTTTGGATCGTACATGAAGAAGTACATCTGCCCCATCTGAACACTGTTGACCCTACGCTCTTCTCTCATTATTGCTGTAGGAGTCGTTGTGGACGTTGATGCCATAGTACGGTACCAATCTCTAGACTGTTGTGTTCTTGCAGGCACAACGCGCGAGTCTAGACCCTGCCTCATAATGTCGGTGAAAACGCTCATTTAGAACTTAATTCCTAGATGGTGCTCGGTGAAAACGACAAACTTCCATTTTCGATCTTTGCAAAATTGGTTTGCTGCGTCCCACTTTGCCTTATTTATTGCCCATGTTTTGACTTCTGTAATGTAGCGTTTGGTTGCTTTAGTCTGGACCTCTGGTGGCCTTGTCTGGCTTTCTGGCTTTATCTCAACAACAAGAGTCTCTGACAATCCTTCCTTTGTGCGCTTCTTCACAACAAAGTCTGGGAAGTATCTGTGGGGCCTATTGTCTAGAGGGGAGATGTACGGAATGATCATTTCTTCACTAGACCATTCTATAATGTCTGGATGTGTGTCAAGGAATGACATAAACTTACATTCCCACAGTGACCTATAAATAATGTTTGTGGGGTTCCCTTTGTACTTTTGGGGATTCTTTGGTCTGAACTTACCTTTGTAACTCATAGGACACTATAATGGCTTTCAATCCACTTTTGTTTGCTGCAGGAACAGGGGCTGCTCTTGCGTCATCATTACTGCCAAATGCAGGTTCTCTTGGCAGACTATTTAGCACACGTTCTCAGCAAAACTTCAAATCTGCAGAGTGGTTAGAAAAAAGACAAGACAGAACACAACGACAGGTGACAGAAAGACAAAAAGCTGCAGAAGCTTTTAGAGCCGAAAAGGAGATATCTCTAGTATTTCCAACAGATCTTGGGAAATACTTTATGTCGTTCCAGTTTGTTCGTTACACACGAGACGATCCTTCTAAAAATGCAAAAAGAAATCCTACCGATTCTTTTTACCTTCCTATTCCTGAAAATCTAAAAGAAAACACAAATCTACAATATAACCATAGTCCTCTAGGCACTTTTGCTGGGGGGGTAGAACAGGGTATTAGACGAGGCACACAAGCAACACCCAGTCCAACAGAAGCGGCTTTCGCAACATCTCAATATGCTGGTAATATTTTGGGGGCTGCAGCCTCATTTATGGCAAGAAACGTAACACAAACAATTACAGGAGCTGCTGCTCTTGCTGCTGCTAGTGAAGGTGTAAGAAGAAGTGCACAATTGATTTCAGGGATGGTTCTTAACCCCTTCAGTGCAGTAACATTCGATAATGTAAATTTTAGAACACACTCCTTTCAATGGAAGCTTGCTCCAACAAGTCAATCTGAAAGTGATATATTGTATCACATTAAAAAACTAGTAAACAAACGAATTCTTCCTTTTAAAAATACCATAACGTTCGACTATCCTGATCTGGTGATGGTCAAGATTCATCCTTCTGATGTCTATTTGTACTCATTCAAACCATGCTTCATCACAAATTTCTCAGTCGACTTTGCTCCTTCTCAGGTGCCTGCATTTTACAGAAATACAAGTGCACCAGTTGAAGTTGTGATGTCAATGAACCTGATTGAAACAGAGATCTGGACTTCACAGGACTTTGGCGGCGCACAGGAAAACACAAATCCAATCGTACGACTTGAGAATAATGAACTTGGTAGAATCACAGTAAATCCAGACGGCAACACAACAACAATACTGAGACGTCCATGAGCAATCTTTTCTTCGATAAATTCCCCCTTATCCAGCATAACAATTACATTGCAAAGAACATTGTTGCTAAGATAAACATCCTGTCTTCTGTAAAACAAAACGCATCTGTATTTTTTCCATATACAATTGAAGAAGGCGATAGAGCTGATTCAATTGCTGCAGCGTACTACGACGATCCTGAGCTATACTGGCTAATCTATCTTGCAAACAACATAGTAGATCCTTATCATGATTGGCCAAAAGATCAATTAACTCTTGACAGCTTCATTGTGGAGAAGTATAATAGCATTGCTAACGCACAGGAAACTATACTAAGGTACATAGTGAACTGGTACGGTGATGACAGGGACTTGTCTCCTGCTGGTTATGAAGCACTATCTTCAGAGCTAAAGAAGTATTGGGCTCCTACAATCACCCCTCAGAACAAGGTTATCTCATACAGAAGAAAAGCTGTAGATTGGGAACTATCTACAAACTCAATTGTAGAATTGACGGTTGCTAGCAACAGCAACTTTGCCGTAGGAGAGCGAGTATACATTGGATCTAATGAAGGAACTATCTGTAACAAAGATTCAACAGATAAGCTAGTCATTCAGCATATTACCGGAACGTTTCCTTCATCAGGAACCCTTCTTAGCAAGACGACATCACAGTCCACTTCAATATCTAATGCCGCTGTTCTTTACACTGGAATTTCTGCATCAGAGCAAGCGTATTGGTCTCCTTTGTATGCCTATGAATATGAGTTGAAAGAGAATGAGAGAAAGAGGAACATTATGATTATCGATAGAGTCTATGTCGACCAAATTATTAAAGAAATGACTGAATTGCTTTCATGACAACGAAATTTCCCTCAGCAGGTGAAGTAGAGATCAAGAAGCTCGACATTATCACCCCTTCAAAGGTGAAAATATCCCTTCTTGGCCAGGTGAGATCGCTGACAATCTATGAATCTATTGACAAGCCATTCATGCAATGCGACATTGTGATTTTAGATGCAGTCAATCTGCTGGAATCACTCCCAATAGTCGGAGAAGAGACTATTGAGCTTTCTTTCCAGACACAAGGCGTGAACATCCCGACAAATCTTAAGTTCAATGTGTTTCAGCTGGGAGGAATAGAAAACTCTTCCCAAAACAGAGCTCAACTGTACACCCTGAGATGTGTCAGTAGCGAGCGAATCCTAAACAACGTCAATGTAGTCCAAAAAGGGTATGAAGAGACAATAGACACAATCGTCTTTGACATTATCCTCAATTACCTCAAAACGAATAAAAACATTTCTACAGAACCCACAAAAGGCGTTCAAAGCCTCGTCATTCCATACCTTGCCCCTATGGAAGCAATAGACTTTGTCAGAAGAAGAGCAGTATCAACCAAATACCCTACCTCTAACTTTATGTTCTTTGAAAACAAGAATGGCTTCTACTTTAGAACGTTTGAAAGCCTTGTAGAAGAAAACACACAAAGAATTGGCAACAAGGTGTTTACTTATTCACCCACAATCAACACAAAACAATACACTGGTGAGGAATACCGTAACATCCTCAGTGTCTCATCATCGACGAGGTTTGATTCAAACGACAAGCTACAGTCAGGTTCAATAAACAACCTTGCAAAGGCGTTTGATTTAGTCACACTTTCCGTATCAAACACGTCGTTTAGGTTCACGGAAAAAGGCAATCTGTTTTCTGGTGTAGATAAAAGAGGAACCCAACCGACATCGTTAGAGTTTGCTTCAAAATATGCGACAAAGACTCCAGAAATCTTTATGATACCAAAGGACAGCTCAAAACCGGACACGTTTATATCAGATACTGTGGGGTTGAACATTGCACATAGAAACTTCCTTAAACAAAACAGAACTCAGATTATGATCTACGGTGATTCCACACTTAAGGTAGGTGACGTCATAGAATGCCATCTTCCGGAAGTAGTTGGTACGACTGGCAAGAAGAACGAGAGTAAACTAGTGACAGGCAATTACTTCGTTGCTGCTCTCAATCATCATATCACCATTGAACAAAAGTTTATCCATAGAATGAACGTAGAATTGATAAAAGGAAACTATCTATGACTACAATGAACTTTGGTTTGCAGGGGTTCAGATGGTTTTTTGGTGTCGTCGAAGATCTCAACGATCCCTTGAAACTAGGTAGATTGCGTGTCAGAGTCTATGGCATTCATGACGACACAAACCTTATTCCTACAGAAACACTTCCTTGGGCTCAAGTCATTCAGCCAATCACAAGTGCTGCTCGTGGATTTGTCGGAACATCCCCAACAGGGATTTTGACTGGGTCTACTGTCTTTGGTTTCTTTGCAGACGGCACTGAATGCCAACTACCTGTAATCATGGGAACAATGGCAGGAATACCAAATTTAGATCTGAATCTACACGACGTCACCCCCCTTGCAAGAGGAATTAATTCACTAAACAAATCTCCAGTTTCAGGTGAACCTGATTCAGCATTTCAAGCATCATACCCATACAACAAAGTGACAGAGACAGAATCTGGCCATGTCATAGAAGTCGACGATACACCTAATGCAGAAAGATTGCATGTTTTACACAAAAGCGGCACGTATGTCGAAATAAATAATCAAGGTAGACGAGTAGATAAGATAGTAGGTGATGGGTACGAGATTGTAATACAAAACAAGACTATGCACATCAAAGGTAATCTAAACATCTACGTAGACAACACGACTAACATAACAACAAACGACTACAATTTAACAGTAAATGGCACAGCAAGACTAAATTTTAATGGCGACTACAAAGTCTACTACGGCGCCGACAAATACGAACGACACGACGAAGGAATAGACTACTCGTGCCCATCCGACCCCCCACGAACATCTGATATAAGCTGCGAGGACATCTAAAGTGGCAGTAGAATTAGCAGACAAGTACACACCCCTTGCAGCAAGACGAAGTGTAACGTATAGAGACTTTGTTGAGACTCTAGATGTCAATCCAGACACTGGTGATCTCCTGGTCCGCACAGATGAGAATGATATTTCTCGCACAATAAGAAACCTTATACTTACAAATAGAGGTGAGCGTTTGTTTCAACCAGACATTGGAAGCAATGTCAACAGAATCTTGTTTGAGCCGATGACGCCTCAGACAGAGGTCAAGCTCTCTGAGTACATTACCAGCACGATTGAGAATTTTGAGCCTCGTGCATCGCTGATTGCAGTAAACATTATTGGTGATTACGACCTAAACACATATTCAATCAACATTGTTTACAACCTGCTAAATAAAGCAGAACCTGTTCAACTTAATTTCATTCTCAACCGAGTAAGATAATGGCAAACACGACGTCGCTTGATCTAGTCAGCATAGACTTCACAACGCTAAAGAACTCGTTAAAGACGTACCTAAAGGGTCAGGCTGTCTTTCAAGATTTTGACTTTGAAGGATCAAACATCAATGTTCTCATTGATCTATTGACGTACAATACTCAGCTCAATGCCTTCTATCTTAATATGGTTGCAAGTGAAATGTTCTTAGACAGTGCACAGCTAAGAGACAGCATTGTATCTCATTGTAAGGAGTTGAACTATCTTCCTAGATCATTCAGATCAGCTGAAGCATCTGTAAACTTAAGAATTACATCAAGTTCTAGTTCAACTCAATCAGTATCAATTCCAAAAGGTACGTCATTTTCAGCAAAGGTAGGAAGCAACAACTTTACCTTCACAATAGCAGAATCTTTGATTCTCTCAAATGGAACATCCAATGCAACTGCATCTGTTTTTGTTGCAAACTCTGTTTCAATTTTTGAAGGAACTTACATTACTGACACATTTGTCACTGATTATGCAAATACGACTCAGAGATTTGTTCTAGGAACACCTACTATAGACACCAGAAGTCTTGCTGTATCAGTTATAGAAAACAGTGGTGCAAATACATTTACATATGTGCAAGCATCATCGTTGTTTGGGATCAATGCAACATCTCAGGTGTTCTTTATTCAAGGTGCAGAAGATTCTAAGTATGAAATAGTGTTTGGGGATAACACGTTTGGCAGAAGACCAGCGGATAACTCGGTAATTGCTGCAGAGTATAGAATATCTAGCGGCGAGCTTCCAAACGGAGCTGCAAAATTTACTGTTGATGGATCAATTGATGGGCATTCTAATGTTGTTGTCACTACTGTCGTAAACTCTACTGGATCGCTTGCATCTGCTTCTGGTGGTGCAATCAACGAGGCTCTGACATCGATCAAGTTTAATGCACCTAGGTATTTTGCATCTCAGGAGCGTGCAATCACGCCAGAAGACTACGAGACCCTACTGCAATCAAACTTCCCTGAGATCCAAGCAATTTCTGTATACGGCGGCGAAGAACACGACCCTCCTCAGTACGGCAAAGTGTTCATCTCTGTAGACATTGCAAATGCTGACGGGGTTCCTGATTCAAAGAAAAATGTCTATCTAGACTTTATTTCAACGAGAACAGCTCTGTCAATTGATCCTGTGTTCATCAATCCAGACTTCATGTATGTCAAGGTTGATTCGACTGTCGATTATAACGTCAAGCTGACTTCTAAGACCTCAAGCGATGTCCAGGCCCTCGTTGCTCAGAAGATCAGGGATTACAACACATTGAATCTCGAGGACTTCAAATCAACACTGAGATACAGCAAGCTAGTAGAGGCAATTGATGCTGCAGACACAAGCATTGTTGGTAACCAAACAGATATTAAGGCAATTGTCAAGTATAGTCCTACTTTGAATACTAACACAAGGTTCTCGCTGACATTTAACATGCCTCTTATCAATACGCTTCCTCCTGCAGCTCTAGAGCACTCAGTGAATTCTCAGAGATCAGTGACATCATCGACATTCACGTTTGATGACTCCACATGCGTGTTTGAAGATGATGCAGAAGGAAACATCTATATTTCCACTGTCTCAGGCACGACACTGACACGCCTTAAGAACGTAGGAACAGTCGACTATGACACTGGTCTGATAACAGTCAGTGACGTAGTCATTACAGACTACATGGGCGATGGTATCAAGTTCTATGGAATGCTAAGAGAAAAGAACATCTATTCTTCAAGAAACGTCATCCTGAAGATCAACGACGAGGATGTGACAATTACAGTCAATCCCGTAAGAGAATAAAATGAAGCCTATTGAGCACAGCATCAAATCACTGATAGCTGCACAGTTTCCTGGATTCTACAGAGAAGAAGGACCGCTGTTTGTAGAGTTTGTCAAGGAGTACATTTCTTGGCTTCAGTCTACAAACAATCCCCTGTACTATTCAAGAAGACTGCTAGAGTACAGAGACATTGATGAGACAGTAGATCAATTCATTTCACACTTCAAAGACAAGTATCTTTCTGGCATCAATTTCAACACGACTACAAACAAGCGCTTCCTTGTAAAGCACATCCAAGACATTTATAGATCCAAGGGATCGCAGCAATCAATCGACTTGCTGTTCAGGCTGGTGTTCAACGAGACACCTTCATTCTACTATCCAGGCCAGGATGTTCTAAGACCATCTGATGGCAAATGGTTTATTCCAAAGTACATTGAGCTGACGCCACTTGACACAAACAAGAACCTTGAATCAAAGCAAATTAGAGGTTTGTCTTCTGGTGCAACAGCGTTTGTAGAGAAGATTATTAGAAGACGCTTTAACGGAAGATATGTCGACATTGCGTTCCTATCTGATATTAATGGCAATTTTGATTTTGCAGAACTTGTATCTGCGTCTAGTTCAGTCGTCAATGCACCTAAGGTCACAGGAAGCTTGACATCTATTGACATCATCACAGCTGGACAAGGATTTACTGTAGGCGATGAAGTTGACTTTGTGTCAAATACTATTGAAGGATATACTGGCACACAAGGCAAAGGCATTGTCACGGCTGTTGACAGTCAGACTGGAATTGTCAACTTCCAGATCCTTGATGGTGGTTGGGGATTCACAACTAGCGTCAGCAACACAAGCACGACGACGACTGTTGCGCAAAAGACAATCAACTATGCCAATCTGACAAATGCTAACACTGCACTGACAACTTTCTCAATTTATGAGACAGTTGCCCAACCAATGGGCAACCTTGTGTTTAGCACTGCAAATAATACATTCACAAATGGCGACATTATTGAAACTTACAATGCTGACAATACGTTAAAAGCCAATGGCGTCATTCTTTCTACTACTGCAAACTCTTCTGCAGGCTCAATGCTTGTCCAGAAGGTTTTTGGCAACGTAGAGACAGGATCAACTGCAAACGCCACTGCTTCTCCTGTTCTTGCAGCAGGAGCAATCAGAAAGCAAGGAAACGGTATTACAGGTCTGATCACCTCTACTACAGATCAGACTGTGACGGCAAACCTATTTGCGCAAAACACGACATTTGTCGGCGTTGTCAATGTGACGTCAGGCAAGGCATTTAGCAATGGACCTGGAAACTTCTTCTATGGTCTTACATCAAACTCATATGCAAACATCGTCTACATTGGAACAGGTTCTGCAGCTGACTTTGAAGTTGGTTCGACAACCCTTACAGAGAATGTGACAATTTGGCCAGATCTTTTGAGAGCAAACAACACTGGCAATGTTGCATTTATGGATTTGAAGGTCACGGGTGCAGGATCTAATGTCGGTTCAAAGGATGTCAAGAGACTAATTGTATATGAAGGTGGAACTGGTTATAACAACGCCGATACAATTTCAACAACAGGCGGTGGTGGTTCTGGTGCAACAGGAACAGTGGTCACCAATGCAACAGGTGGAATAGTCTCTGCAACGGTGACAAATGGTGGGTCAAATTATACAGGCAATCCTACAATTGTGATTTCTACTTCTGGTGGTTCTGGTGCCAACATTGTAGCCACATTTGCATACGGGTTTATCAAGTTCCCTGGAGGCCATGCCAACACAATCTTGTTTGACTTGCTTAGAACAGCCTCACTGACGATTGGTCAAATCAATACACTGACTGGAATCAACCCTGGTTCTGAATATAACGTTGATCCATTTGTTGAAGTCAAGAATGCAGATATTGCTGGCTATGACAAGAAGGATTACGTTATTTCAATTACGTCACCTTCACCAGTATTCTTTGTTGAGGGTGAAGTGGTAGAACAAACTATTTCTACTGCAACAAAGGTGATCTCTTTCAATACTTTTGCAAACGGTGTTGCTGCTAACGGAACAACCACAACTCTGTTTGAAGCAGGAGAGCAAATTTACCAGACGGTCAGTGGCTCTGAGGTAGCAAACGGCGTTGTTGTTTCAGCTGTTCTGACGACTGCAACACAAGGAACTGTTGAGATCAAGGACATTGTTGGCACGTTTGTCAACACATCACCAAACATAATAAGTGGCAGGACTTCAAATGTCACTGCTAACTCTGCAGTTGTCACTACAGACACATTGGACACTGTTGCCAAAGGAATTGTCCAGACTGGCTCTAATTCGTCAACTCTTTTTGTCAAGAGAATTTCATTTGGCGAAGATTTTAGGCAGGTTGCTAGCTACATTGTTGGAAAGACATCTGGTGCCTGTTCTTCTATCATTACTGTTGGCGAGAATTCAAATTCTAGACCAATTGGTTTCAATGCAAACATTGCTGCAAATGCAGCAACAGCAAACGGTGTCCTTGCGAATATTTCCATCCTGGATTCAGGATTTGCATATGGAAACAGTGAGATTGTGACAATTTCTAAGTCTGGTAATCCATATGTAGGAACAGGAAAGGTTACGCTGTCAAGACAAGGCGTTGGTGAAGGATACTACCAAGATAATAAAGGTTTTGTCAGCGGCGAAGTCTACATCCATGATGGAGAATACTATCAAGATTATTCGTACGAAATCCAGAGTAGACTGGCTTTTGAAAAGTATTCCGACATGCTAAAGAATGTGGTTCACGTTGCAGGAACAAAGATGTTTGGTGCAATTGAACTCAGCCCGGATGTGAACCTCTCTATAAATAGGAATGTGCCTACAGTGGACAGATTTGTGAACCTAACTCTGACAAATCTATCTGGTACATTTACAGTCGGTGAAACGGTTCACCAACCAAATGTGGCATCTAGTGTTGCAACCGGTGTTGTGACATTTGCTAACTCAACCTACTTGACAATGAAGACAATTACTGGTGATTTTGTTGCAAACACGGCCACGGATGCAAATAGGGCAATCCAAGGAGCTAATTCGAGTGCAACAGCAAACGCAACAGCAGTCAACATAGAGATTCTCTGATGGCAACTTACGGTCTGGTAACAAACAACTTCAAGCTGTTCAATGCCAAGCAGTTCAAAGAATCTTTGACTGAGCCAGCAAACACAATCTATTACACTTTTGCAAGCAAGTCTCAGCAATTTGCAAATTCAGACACTGTAATTGCACCAAACAACAGCACAGCTCAAACATATCTTGACGTTGGTCAGCAAATGATCTTTGGCAAGAGAGTTGCAAATGCTGATGTCGTCTTAATGATTCCAAGATACGATTGGACCACAAACACAGTATACACAGCTTACGATCATGATGATGGTAACCTGTTTAATGAAGAATTCTATGTCGTTGTAAATGAGTCTACTGAATACAATGTGTTCAAGGTTCTCAACAACAACGGCGGAATTCCTTCTAATACAGCTCCTTCTAAGGCATCAACATCAGAAGATGACCACTACTATGCCACTTCAGATGGCTATGAGTGGAAGTATATGTACACGATTTCCACATCTAATTTTGCCAGTTTTGCAACGGCAGATTTTATTCCAGTGATTCCAAATGCTAATGTTTCTGGCAATGCAATTGCAGGAGCAATCGACACTGTCAAGGTCGTCAGTGGTGGTAGCAACTACGACACAACATTCACAGGTAACTTTATTGACGTCACTGTTGGTGGCAACAACTTCTTGTACGATCTTGCAAATACAGCTTCAGGAAATACTGACTTTTTTAACGGAAGTGTTATCAAGATTATTTCTGGAAATGGTGCAGGTCAAGTAAAAAGGATTGTTGACTATAACGGCACATTTAGAAGAATAGAAATTGCTTCCAACACAGCAGCATTCGGTTCTCTTGCTGGCGCTTTCAGCCCAAAGCCAGACTCATCATCTATTTTTGAAATTACACCATCAGTTCAAATCTATGGTGATGGCCAGAGCTTTATTGCTAGAGCGCTTGTAAACACATCATCAAGTAACTCAATCTACAAGATTGAAATCATCAATTCTGGCAATGGTTACACATATGCAACAGCAAACGTCTCAGGAAACACAGGAGGAGTTGCAAACGCAGCAGTCATCAGACCAATCATCTCGCCAAGAGGTGGTCATGGTTACGATGCCGAAGCCGAGCTTGGTGCCCATCACCTTTGCATCAGCACAACGTTTGCAAACGGCGAAGCAAACACAATCACAACCAAAAACGACTATCGTACGATCGGAGTAATCCGTGATGTCCTGTTTGCAAATGTAGAGCTGACACTGACAGGATCGGGCAATAGCTTTACTGTAGGCGAGCTAGTCACACAGACAAATACAGCAGCTACAGGCTACGTGACGTATTCTTCTGGTACCACTCTAAGACTTACAAACGTTGTTGCTGGTATGATCAACGGTCAGACGGTGACAGGATCGACATCGTCTAAGATTGGAAACGTTGCATCATTTGAGATTTCAAATGTTAGCAAGGGATTTAACACGTTTGATAATCTGACAAAGATTGTCTACTCAGCAATTAATGGGTCATTCTCTAACGATGAGCTGGTTTATCAGACAAGCCAAAGCACAACGAATGGATATTTCCACAGCGTCAACACATCCACAAACACTGTATACTTGACAAACGTCAAAGGTAACTTTACAGCTGGTGAAGGTGATGTGTTTGGCACGACTTCAGGAGCCTCATTCACAATCCAAACGGTGACAGGACCGGATCTGGTGAAGGGCTCTGGAGAGGTGTTATACATAGAGAATATAACAGCAATTCCACGCTCAAACAATCAGTCTGAAACATTTAAATTCATTCTAGAGTTTTAAGGTAGAAAATGGCATCACTAGAGACAAACTTTAATGTGTCACCGTACTTTGATGACTTTGATGAGGAGAAGAACTTCTATAGGGTTCTTTTCCGTCCATCTGTCGCGGTACAAGCAAGAGAGCTGACTCAGCTTCAGACAATCCTTCAGACTCAGATTGAACGATTTGGCAATCACGTCTTTAAGAGTGGCACTATTATCAGTGGCGTCAACTTTGACTTCCTTTCACAATACTTCTATGCAAAGATCCTTGACCTCCAGCTGGATGGCCAAGATGTTGACCTTGCAAACTACGTCAACCTGCACGCAAAGAACGCAAACAATCTGATTGCCAGAGTCGTCAACTATAAGACAGGCTATCAGTCACAGTCACCTAACCTTAACACGATCTATCTCCAGTACATCAACAGTGGCAATACAGGAACAGAGAGTTCTTTTGCCGCAGACCAGATCCTGGAAATCTATGATCCTTCGTTGACGGTAGAGAAGGTCACTATCACAAATGGTGGCACAAGCTACAGCAACTCTGATAGTATTGTGTTTGTCAGTGCACTGCTTCTTTCAAACATTTCGGGCACATTCACAGCAGGCCAGGTGATCACGCAGGGCACTTCAAATGCCACAATCATTGAAGTCAACACATCAATTGTCACTGGCTCAACAATCCTTAAGATCAAGCCTATTGCAGGCGACTTGACAAACTCAACAATCACGTCTGCAAAGTGGACATTCAGTGAGTCGCTTGGAATTGCTCAGGGATCGAACACAGCCAACATCTCTATCCTTGGTTCTGGTGCAACAGCTTCTCTGGCAACAGATTCTAGCGGCACGATCTCGACAATAACAATGACGACAAAGGGAACGGGCTATCTTGCTGCTCCTCACGTCACCGTCAAGACAGCAGTCAACAATGCATCTGCTCCTATCTCTACAACAGATCTGACAGCTCAGATCTTCAAGGCAAAGGTCACTGTTGCTAACACAACGATCGACAATGCATCTGGAGCTGCTCCTGTAGGCAATGGTTATGCATTCTCGGTAAGCGAGGGTGTAATCTATCAGAAGGGATTCTTCGAGAGAGTAGATCCCCAGACAATCATTGTAGAAAAGTACTCGTCTTCTCCAAATAACGTCGTAGTTGGTTTTGTCACTGCAGAAAGCATTGTCAACAGCAATTCAGACAGCTCTCTTCTTGACAATGCAACAGGCTCACCAAATGAAAGTGCTCCTGGTGCACATCGCCTAAAGCTGACACCAACTCTCAATGTTGTCTCCAAGTCTACAGCTGATGCAAACACGACATTCTTCCCTCTGGTAGAGTGGAGAGATGGTGCTCCTTATAAGCAGAACAAGGTCACTATCTACAATTCTCTTGGCGATGAGTTTGCAAGAAGAACTTTTGAGTCTAGTGGCAACTACGTCATTGACAGATTTGATTTTAATACAAAAGACATCAGCACTTCAAACGTCACGCACACCAACATCGTCATTGATCCAGGCACAGCATATGTCCAGGGTCAGAGAGTCGAGACGTTGAACAACACGTTCCTTGCAGAGCGCAGAGGAACAAATACAGCCGTCAGAGACAATCGTTCATTCACCTTTAACCTAGGCAACTATATCAAGGTCAACGAGTTTGTAGGCAATTTTGCATTCAAGACAGGCAGCTCAATTTCTCTGAGAGATGCTACAAAGACAGCAATCACATCTAGAATTACTTCAATCACTGCATCAGGAAACGAGATTGGCACAGCAAAGATTCGCTCGCTAGTCTATGACTCTGGTGAGCCAGGCACACCTTCATGCGTGTACAGATTGTATCTGTTCGATGTCAGCATGAATTCTGGAAGGAACTTTAATTCTGTAAGAGCTGTGTTCTTTGATGGAACCAATGACGGTATCGCTGACGTTGTCACGGAGACTGATCCAACAACATCAGCCACTATCGTCAAGTTGTATGACACAGAGTTCGACACCCTATTGTTCCCAACAGGATTAAGAGCAATTGGTGGTGCAAACGGTATTACTGACATTAGCTATTCATACAGAACAACAAATGAATCAGCAACTATCACAACTTCAGGCACAGTCGTGATTTCTACAGGTGCTGGCGAAGTATTTCCTTATACTGCTGGCCAGAACCTGACAACAACTCAGAAAGCTGATTTGATTCTTGTTCCCCAAGCTAACGTAGAAATGGCTGCAAACCTAACTGGAACAGTCACCACATCTAGCAACACAACAATTACTGGATCGAGTACATCATTTACATCTGAACTAGCTGCTGGTGATTATATCAGAATTAAGTATGATGCTTCTACTAATACAGAAATTAGAAGAGTAGTATCAATTAATTCAGGAACCTCAATCACTATTGATTCAAATGCATCTTATTCTGCAAGTTCCAAAAATTTTGCAAGAGTGTTTCCTGCATTTGTGCCAGTCCCAATTCAGTCTCGTTCTAACAGGACTGCAAACGTAGATTCTGGCGGCACGACTTTGACAATTGATTTGTTCTCTACTACTGCAGAAACTACATCTGGCTCTGTAACTGGTACAGTAACGTATAATGTGAAGAAGTCGTCTGCAACAGCAGTAGCAAAGTCTGTTTCTAGAGGCAATCTTGTAAAGATCAATACCAACACACACGGTGCTAGCGCAAGCGGTCCTTGGTCACTAGGTATTAGCGATGTTGTTCGTCTGAAGGGTGTTTACATGAACACAACGACGAACATTGCCACTATGAACACAACAAACAGCACGGACGTGACAAAGCACTTCTTTGTCAACGATGGTCAGACAAAGGATTATTATGGTCTTGCTTCGTTGGTCAAGACAGGAACAATCTCCACATCAAACGTTGCGTTGCTGATCGAGTTTGACACCTTCACCCACTCTGCTGAAGGCTTCAAGACATTCAACTCATACTCAATCAATGATACAGCAACTCTTGCAGCCTCTACATCGACAATCAACACTGTTGAAATTCCAGAGTTCAAAGACCAAATCAACAGATACTACGATCTAAGAGATGTCTTTGAGTTTAGACCAAAGGCTTCCAACACTGTCGTACTGACTTCAAACACGACGCTTGCAAACACAAATCCTTCCAACACTGTGGCGTTCTCTGCAAGCGACAAGCTGTTCCCAGTTCCAGACAGCACAGTAACATTTGATGCAGAATTTTATCTGCCAAGAATTGACTCTGTGTATTTGGACAAAGAAGGCAACATTAAGCTTCGCGAAGGCACACCAGCTATTGTTCCTCTGCCTCCAGTCACTCCAAAAGAAAGCTTCTTGCTTTCTCAGATCAGAGTAGAGCCATATCCTTCGCTACCAACAATCATTAACTCTAGATTGATGGCATTCTTGAACAAGAGAGTCGGTCAAGCATATATTCTGAACGAAAGATTAAATCGTATCAAGAATTCTGTTATTCAAAATGCTGTAGGAAATGACGGACAGTTTAGACGCTACAGCATGCGTGACATTGCTCAGCTCGAAAGAAGAATCCAGAGCCTAGAGTACTACACAACTCTGAATCTTCTAGAAAAGAGCATGAAGGATCTGATTATTCCTAGCTCTGTGTCACCTACACTAAACAGATTCAAGAACGGATTTGTCATCGACAACTTCCAAGACTATCTAAACAGTGAAACAGGAAGCAATCAATATAGAGCCTCTGTCCATCAGGCAGACAGTGTGCTGACACCTCATACAAAGGTGTTCAACATTGAGTGTGAATTTAATACGGCTGACACAAATACCAATGACGATATTGTTGGCAAGATGCTTCTCCTTCCGTATAATGAAGAGGAACTCGACCAGAACAATAAGATTGCTACTTCAACTATTAACTCACTTGGCGTCCAAACTATCTACTCAGGCACCGCCATGTCCGATCCACAAAACTTCCGTATCGTAGCAAGAGTTGAGACTGTAATCAATAACCCAGTGGCTCCTTACTATGGTTATAGTGGGTACTGGGACGGAGGAGGCGGTCTCAGTGGTATCAACAATGAGCCTGTGGGTGAGGCATAGATCCTAATCCTGACCCGGGTGTTGGCGATCGAGGATAGGCTCTACACAGGGGTCACCCGCAGGGGAGTGACCTAGTGGTGGTTTTGGTGGTGGGTCTGATAACGGATTTAGTGGATCTGATTTTGGATCACCTTGATATAATAAAATGCAAACATTAATCAACTAAGGTATATAAATGGCAACTAACATCTCATACATAGTCAGAAAGCAAGAGTTTACTATTACGGTGAACGGTCTTATGCCTTCTACTACTCATTATTTTTACTTTGAAGGTAAAAAGCAAGCAGCAACTAAAATTAAACCCTTCGACAAGGACCTAGGTGCTGCTCTTGTTTCAGATGGAAGTGGCTATCTTAAGTTCACATACTTCTTTGATGGTGACGTACCAGACACAGCTACGTCATTCGATGACTATCTGAAGTCATCGTTGTTGAAGGGTGGCTTAAAGTCATACACCGTGTCAAATTACGACTTTGGTGATGACCTTCCTTCAGACTATCAATCACGTTGCAAGAGCTTTGCAACAAACACACTACAAATTATTTTTGACACAGAAAACGTAACAACATACGTTTAAGAAAGGCCTGGAGTATAAATGTCTCGTTCTTATGACCTAATTCAGACATTCTACGTTGACAAGAACAGAGTCAGCAACACATCTGTGATCTTTATCACTTCCGTTGCTTTGTATTTCAGTGACAAGCCAACGTATGAAAGTGATCTTAACAAGCCTGTTGCAACAAAGTCAGGCATCAGAAAGCCTGGCGTTACATTGACTCTTTGCCCCGTTGAACAAGAAATGCCAGCAATCGATCAGGCATTCACTGAATACTCTAAGAGAGTTGAACACGAGAACATCAACACAAGCAACACTGCTGCAACGGCAACTGTCTTTGAGTTTGCTGAGCCAATTCCTGTTGTCACAGACAAGCAGTATGGCATTTGCATTAAGTTTGATGGTGGTGATCCTGACTTCCTTCTTTGGCAGGCAAAGAACGGTGAGAACAAGGTAGGAACAAACATCAAGCAGAACGTCAGCTCAGGAAAGACTGACGGTAATCTTTACATCGTAGGTAACGGTGATCGCCTTGAAGCAATTCATGATGCGGATCTTACTTACTATGTCAACATTGCCAAGTTCACGTCGACAAACAAGACGTACAAGGCTTACAACAAGAAGTATGAATTCCTACAGATTGACACGGTTTCATCGAACTCATTCATTGCTGGTGAACTTCTTTACAAGAACACATCGCCAGTCACAGGTACAGTTGCGCTCACATCAAATACATCAAATGTCATTGGCACTGGAACAAACTTTACATCAGCATTTGCGGTTGGTGATTACATTGTTCTTTCTGGCAACAATTCAACAAGAAATATTCGCGTAGTAAACTCAATTACTAACGCTACTCATATAACGTTGACAGAGAAGGTCACCTTCACTAACGCTTCAGCAAACGCATTAAACACATCTGTTGGTAAGGTTGTTGATTTTAACAGAGCTCTAAGCGTTCTCACTCTTAAGGATACAAACGTCAACACAACTCTGACGTTTGCTAATTCATCGGTTCTTTTTGGCGAGCTTTCGTTTGCATCTGCTAACGTTGCAAACAACTCTAGAATGTATGTGCATGAATTCAGAAACCAATTCAAGTTCTTTGCACCTGTAGAGACTTCGGTCAACACATTCTTTAATTTCGTAGAGAACGCATCTGGCACGTACTATGCAAATACATCAAGGGCTCAAGAAGCTGCATACAACATTCAGCAGAGCGTGGACACGTATGTTGGCGAGATCCTATCATCAACTGGCGAAGCAGCAAACACGTTGACAAACTTCAACGGACGCAGCTTCCAGGGAACTATCACATTCAAGACAGATAATAACTACACATCTCCATACGTCAAGAAAGATGCTCTTGACTTGATGTCATACTACGCTATTTTCAATTCAAATTCAGAAGCAACAGACGAAATCCTCAACACAGGTAATGCTGATGCAAAGTATATCTCAAAGAAGATTACACTTGCAGAAGGCCAGGATGCAGAAGACATCAGAGTCTATGTAACAGCATTCAGACCAGCCAACACAGATGTTCGTGTGTTTGCAAAGATCCACAACACCCTGGATTCAGAAGGGTTTGATGACAAGAATTGGACAGAGCTAGAGCTGATTGCAACAGACAATAAGCCAATCTACAGCAATCCTTCTAACAAGAGAGATTTTGTCGAGCTTGAGTACAAGTTTAGAGAGTATCCAATTGGAACTGCCTTGACTGGAACAGTCAACACAACCTCGACTTCTGCACTGGTCAATGGTGTCAGTACAGGATTCACAACTGATCTTGCAGCAGGCAACCTCGTCAAGATCTACAGCCAGTTGTTCCCAAACAACTATCACATTGGCATCGTCAATAACGTTGTAAACGACACAAGCCTCTATCTGACAAAGGCAATCACAAACTCAAATGCAGTTGGCACTGGTTTGACGATTGACAAGATCTCTACATACAAGAATCAGGCATTCACAAACAAGGACAATGATAATGTTGTTAGATACTACAATTCTGCTGGCTCTGAGTTTGACACATATAAAACGTTTGCAATCAAGATCGTGATGGTCTCAGACTTCGACTATCTGTTCCCAATCGTAGACAACTATAGAGCCGTGGCACTTTCAGCATGATTGAAAAGACTGACGTCCCCAATCTTGTCAGAGACACGGCTACTAGAGCGCTAATAAATACTGACAATGGCGGATTTACGACTTACAAGGAAAACAGAGACAGGGAAATGAAGGTCAATGCGATCTGCAACCAGGTCAACAGCCTTCACTGTGAAATTAACGAGATCAAGTCTCTCCTTACCAATCTTTTGAGCAAGGTCAACAATGGCTAGAGCAGTTTCAAACGTTTCAATTCCAACAGACAATTTTGCACAGTGGCTAGACAAGACAAATCAGCTTTTGTAT